AAAGAAAGGTGCCCCTCATTGAGGGGCACTTTGTTTTTTCTATATTATTATAATATGTATACCAGACATAACGGAATTACCTGTTGGAAATGAAAACAGAAAAATAAACGATGAACGAATTTAAAATTAAAAAAGGCCTGATTGTATCAGGTTCTTCCCAATTTAGCGGATCGGTAAACATAGTACCAGGCGAAGTCCCTGAAGCCTCAACCGAAGAAACAGTATTAGTATTAAAACCTGATGGACAAGTTGCTTATAGAGAAGCAGCTCAAACATCAGGTTCTTCAGGTACATCAGGTAGTTCAGGCTCATCTGGTAACTCAGGTAGCTCAGGTAGTTCAGGTACTTCAGGCTCATCAGGTACTTCAGGCTCATCAGGTACTTCAGGCTCATCAGGTAGTTCAGGTACTTCGGGTGTAGATGGTGCTTCAGGTACTTCAGGTACTTCAGGCTCATCTGGTAGCTCAGGTACTTCAGGTAGCTCAGGTACTTCAGGCTCATCTGGTACAAGTGGATCTTCAGGTAACTCAGGTAGCTCAGGCTCATCAGGAACTTCAGGCTCATCTGGTACATCAGGTAGTTCAGGAAATAGTGGTTCAAGTGGTAGCTCGGGTACATCAGGTTCTTCAGGAACAAGTGGTTCATCAGGTACATCTGGTTCATCAGGTTCTTCTGGTAGTTCAGGTACATCAGGTAACTCAGGTTCTTCAGGTAGTTCAGGCTCATCTGGTACATCAGGTAACTCAGGTTCTTCAGGTAGTTCAGGTACATCTGGTTCATCTGGTTCGTCGGGCACGTCCGGTTCTTCAGGTACGTCAGGTTCATCAGGTTCATCAGGTACTTCAGGAAATTCGGGCTCATCAGGCTCTTCAGGTACTTCGGGTAGTTCAGGTAATTCAGGTTCATCAGGCTCATCAGGCTCATCAGGAACATCAGGAAATTCAGGCTCATCAGGCTCATCTGGTACTTCAGGCTCATCAGGTAACTCAGGGTCTTCAGGCTCATCAGGTTCATCTGGCACTTCAGGTAGCTCAGGTACATCTGGTGTAGCAGGTACATCAGGCTCATCAGGCTCATCAGGCTCATCAGGCTCATCAGGTACATCAGGTACATCAGGTTTATCAGGTGTAAATGGAGCTGATGGTACTTCTGGTACTAGTGGTGCTCCGGGTACATCAGGCTCATCAGGCTCATCAGGTACATCAGGCTCATCAGGTACATCAGGTTCATCAGGTACTTCTGGTGTAGCTGGTACTTCAGGCTCATCTGGTTCATCTGGTACTTCAGGCTCATCAGGTTCATCAGGCACTTCAGGCAGCTCAGGTACTTCTGGTAGCTCAGGTACTTCAGGTTCTTCAGGAAATAGTGGTTCAAGTGGTAGCTCGGGTACTTCAGGCTCATCTGGTACTTCAGGCTCATCTGGTACTTCAGGTAACTCAGGTTCATCAGGCTCATCCGGTACTTCAGGTTCATCAGGTAATTCAGGTAACTCAGGTTCATCAGGCTCATCCGGTACTTCAGGTTCATCTGGCACTTCAGGTTCATCAGGTAACTCAGGCTCAAGCGGTAGCTCAGGTACTTCTGGTAGCTCAGGAACATCTGGATCATCAGGTACTTCAGGTTCATCAGGTAACTCAGGCTCATCAGGCTCATCTGGTACTTCAGGCTCATCTGGTAACTCAGGTAGCTCAGGTAGCTCAGGTAGCTCAGGTAGCTCAGGTACTTCAGGCTCATCTGGTACTTCAGGCTCATCAGGTAACTCAGGCTCTTCAGGCTCTTCAGGCTCATCTGGTACATCAGGCTCATCTGGTACATCAGGCTCATCTGGTACATCAGGCTCATCAGGTAACTCAGGCTCTTCAGGCTCTTCAGGCTCATCTGGTACCTCAGGATCTTCAGGCTCATCAGGCACTTCAGGTAGTTCAGGTACTTCTGGTAGTTCAGGTAACTCAGGTAGCTCAGGTAGCTCAGGTAGCTCAGGTACTTCAGGCTCATCTGGTACCTCAGGCTCATCAGGTAACTCGGGTTCTTCAGGTTCATCAGGCTCATCCGGTACTTCAGGTAGTTCAGGTACTTCAGGCTCATCTGGTAACTCAGGATCTTCAGGCTCATCAGGTTCATCTGGCACTTCAGGTTCATCTGGCACTTCAGGCTCATCAGGTAACTCGGGTTCTTCAGGCTCATCAGGTTCATCTGGTACCTCAGGTAGCTCAGGTACTTCAGGCTCATCAGGTAACTCAGGTAACTCAGGCTCTTCAGGTTCATCAGGTTCATCTGGTACATCAGGTAGCTCAGGTACTTCAGGTTCATCAGGTAACTCAGGTAACTCAGGTTCATCAGGTAGTTCAGGAACATCAGGCTCATCTGGTACATCAGGGTCATCTGGTAATTCAGGTAACTCAGGTAGTTCAGGTTCAAGTGGTACTTCAGGTAGCTCAGGAAACTCAGGAAACAATGGTAACAATGGTTCATCAGGTTCTTCAGGCTCATCTGGTACCTCAGGCTCTTCAGGTACATCAGGCTCATCTGGTAATTCAGGTAACTCAGGTAGCTCAGGTTCAAGCGGTACTTCAGGCTCATCTGGCACTTCAGGTAGCTCAGGAAACTCAGGAAACAACGGTAACAATGGTTCATCAGGTTCTTCAGGCTCATCTGGTACCTCAGGCTCATCTGGTACCTCAGGTAGTTCAGGAAACTCAGGAAACAATGGTAACAATGGTTCATCAGGTTCTTCAGGTACATCAGGCAGCTCAGGAAACTCAGGAAACAATGGTAACAATGGTTCATCAGGTTCTTCAGGTTCTTCAGGTACATCAGGCAGCTCAGGAAACTCAGGAAACAACGGTAACAATGGTTCATCAGGTTCTTCAGGCTCATCTGGCACTTCAGGTAGTTCAGGAAACTCAGGAAACAACGGTAACAATGGTTCATCAGGTTCTTCAGGCTCATCTGGCACTTCAGGTAGCTCAGGAAACTCAGGAAACAATGGTAACAATGGTTCATCAGGTTCTTCAGGTTCTTCAGGTACATCAGGCAGCTCAGGTACTTCTGGTAGTTCAGGTAATTCAGGTTCATCAGGTTCATCTGGTACATCAGGTTCATCAGGTGTTTCAGGTAATTCTGGTACTTCAGGCTCATCAGGTTCATCAGGTACCTCAGGTAGCTCAGGTACTTCAGGCTCATCAGGAAACTCAGGTAGCTCAGGTAGCTCAGGTACTTCAGGAAACTCAGGTTCATCAGGTACTTCAGGAAACTCAGGCTCATCAGGCTCTTCAGGTACTTCAGGAAACTCAGGAAACGATGGTAACGATGGTAACGATGGTTCAAGTGGTTCATCAGGTACTTCAGGTAGCTCGGGTAACAGCGGAAACAATGGTAACGATGGTAACGATGGTTCAAGTGGTTCATCAGGTACTTCAGGTAGCTCAGGAAACTCAGGAAACAATGGTAACAATGGTAACAATGGTTCATCAGGTTCTTCAGGAACTTCAGGTTCATCAGGTAACAGCTTTAGTATTACATCAGCTGCTGCCAATACAGCATACCGCGTTATTATGGCGGATGGATCCGGGAATACCATATATAGAGATGGTGCTAACGAATTAGATTATGTAACAGGTACTACAGCTCAAGAATTAAGAGTAGGTGGTGATATTATTGCTTATTATTCTTCAGATAAGAGATTAAAAGAAAATATTAAACCTATTATATCTGCTTCAGCAAAATTATCTCAATTAGGAGGTTATACATTCGATTGGAATGAAGTTAGTGGTAAAACCGGTACTGAAATTGGTGTAATAGCCCAAGAAATTGAATCCCAGTTCCCAGAACTAGTAACTACTAGAAAAAATGGATATAAAGCTGTTAAATACGATAAATTAGTAGCAGTATTAATTCAATCAAATAAAGAACTACTTGAAAGAGTAGAAGCTTTAGAAAAAGCAGTTTATAAAAAATAAAAAGTAAGTAGGGGGGCTAGTCCCCCCTTCATACATTTAGTTACAACTAAAATTATAAAGTTATATATGAAACAACCAAAAATATATGGGCATGGTCCTTATGTAGGTACAACTGGATACAACAACCACACTCGTGATTTCTTTAGAGGTATTTCAAACTACTTCCCATTAAAATTTAGAAACTTTACTGTTGGTAATAGTTGGGATGGTATAAGTGATGAACCTCATAATGGTGAAGAATATCTTACAGACCAAGATAAAAAAATCCTTTCAACCCAAACAGTTTTTGATAACAACCACCAGTTAATAGATAAAGAAATATATAGTAATTATGGTGAAAATTTTAACCATAATATTAATTTAATATTAGCAGAAACAAATCACCATTACTTTTACCATAATTACCAGGGTCCTAAAATAGGGTTTAATGTGTGGGAATCTACAAGACAACCTGAAGGATTTTTTAATAAATGGTGTGAATTTGACCAATTATGGGTTCCTTCAAATTGGCAAGCCCAATGTACTATTGAACAAGGTGCCGATCCTAATAAAGTAAAAGTTGTACCTGAAGGAGTTGATGTTGATACTTTCTTCCCAGAAGACCCCCAAACCACATTAGATTACGTAGATGGTAGATTTAAATTTATTTTATTTGGTCGTTGGGACTATAGAAAATCTACTAAAGAAATCATTGAAGCTTTCCTTAAAGAGTTTAAACCTGAAGAACCAATTGATCTTATATTATCTATTGATAATATGTGGGGTAAAGACATTGATGGTTTTGAAACAACTGAAGATAGACTTAAAGGATTTAATTTAGAAGATCCCCGACTAAAAATTAAACATTTCCCATCACGAGAAGATTATATTACATATTTAAAAAATGGTCATGTGTTTTTATCATGTGCTAGAGCAGAAGGATGGAATTTACCTTTAATTGAAGCAATGGCCTGTGGTACCCCTTCTATATACTCATCATGTTCTGCTCAAATGGAATTTGCTAAAGGAAAAGGACTTCCCGTAAAAATATTAGGTGAAAGACCTACTAGTAATAATACATACTCTAGGTATGCTAAAATGTTAGAAAGTAACCATGTGCCTGGAAATTATTATGAACCTGATTTTGAAGATTTAGCTCGTGTAATGCGTGATGCTTTTGAAAATTATACAGATCATAAAAAACGTGCTGTAGAAGAAGCTAAAATTATCCATAGAGATTTTAATTGGGATCGTGTAGCAGAAATTGGTAAAAATACTATCCAAGAATTTATAGAAAACTACACTCTCCCAGCACCTAAACCTAATGAAATTCATATTTCGTATTTAGAAGGTCCTAAAGTTGAAATTTTAGGTGATGAAGATAAACAATATTTAATAGAATTTATTGATGCTAATACTAATAAAACTATTTTTAGTAATACTATTGGTAAAAATATGTGGACTTCTTGTGGAAGAGAATATTATACTAAATGGATTATTAAAGTTAATGGTGAAATTGTAGATACTTTAGATCTAACAGGTGAAAAAGTATTAATATCTCTTGAATCTAGTTCTATAGGTGATACTTTAGCATGGACCCCTTATGTTGTAGAATTCGCTAAAAAACATAACTGTAAAGTAGTAGTATCTACCTTCCATAATGATTGGTTTGAGGGGTTAGAAGCATATAAAAACATTGAATTTACCACCCCAGGTGAATCTGTTCAAGGTATTAGAGCTAAATATAAAATTGGATGGTTTAGAGGAGAAAATGGTTTTTGGAATGATAAAAATTTACACCCAAACCAAGTAAATTTGTTCCCATTACAACAAACTGCTACAGATATATTAGGATTAGATTTTAAAGAAGTTAACTATGGAATTAATTTTTTTAAAAAGGCTAAACCAATTAAAGATAAATATGTAGTAATTTCCCCTCAATCCACAGCAGGATGTAAAGAATGGCCTTATAAGTACTGGACAATTTTAACTAAACTTTTAAACCAGTCAGGTTATAAAGTTGTTGTTTTAAGTAAAGATAAATTAGATATTCCAAATACTATTAATTCTTGGAATCAACCCTTCGATGTAGTAGCTAATTATTTATTACATGCTGAAACTTTTATAGGCCTTAGTTCTGGGTTAGCTTGGTTTAATTGGGCTTTAGGTAAACGTACAGTTATGATTAATAATTTTACCTCAGAAGAACATGAATTTCAAACAAAAGTAACCAGAGTACGTAATGAATCTGTATGTAACTCTTGTTGGGTAAATCCTAATTTTAAATTTGATGCTGGTGATTGGAATTGGTGCCCTATTTGGAAAGGAACTGATAAACAACATATATGTCAAAAATCAATCCACCCCAATAAAGTATTTACTGAAGTAAAAAAATTATTAAATAACAAAAAATAATATAATATTTATAAACATGGAAAAAGTGTTATTAACTAAAGAAGAACACCAAATCATTAAAGATATTCAACAATTAGAACAAAGTGTTATAACACAATTAGGTCAAATAGAATATCAAATTTTAGCTCTTGAATTAGAAAAAGATAAACTAAAATCTTCAATTGATGAAGTAGGTGAAAAAGGTCGTAAACTAGGAGAAAATCTTCAACAAAAATATGGGGATGGGAATATCAACATAGAAACAGGAGAATTTACAAAAATAGATTAATTTTTGATTCTCTCTTGAATATTTATAACAAAATAATAATTCTAACACAATGGCAGAAACATTAATATCACCCGGTGTATTAGCAAGAGAGAATGACCAGTCATTTATCACACAGCAGCCAGTTCAAGTAGGAGCTGCTCTTGTAGGTCCCGCAGTAAAAGGACCTGTAGAAGTACCTACAGTAGTTACATCTTATAGTGATTATCAAAACAGATTTGGAACTACATTTGATAGTGGTAGTGAAGTATATACTTATTTTACTTCAATTGCTGCTTATAATTACTTTAACAATGGTGGTAACACTTTATTAGTTACTAGAGTAGTATCAGGCTCACTTACAGCATGGGATTATGCTGAAGCAGAAGTTGCTGATAGTTCTAGTAATGGTACTTCATTTACTTTAGAAGCTATTGATAAAGGTGTTATTTTTAACAATACTAGTTCAGTTACTTCAGGTTCATTAGACTCTGGCTCAGTAGATAACGTAAGATGGCAAGTAGTTGCTCGTAACGAATCTGCTGGTACTTTCTCATTAGTAATTAGAAGAGGTGATGATAGAAATGATAACCCTATTGTTTTAGAAACATGGAATAATTTATCATTAGATCCTAACTCAGATAACTTTATTTCTAGAGTAATAGGTGATACTAGATATAACTATAATTCAACAGAAAACTATTTAGAAATTTCAGGTTCATATCCTAATGCTTCTAGATATGTAAGAGTAAAATCTGTAGGTAGTGCAACCCCAAATTATTTAAATAATGGTGGTGATCCAAAATCTAACTTTACAGGTTCTATCCCAGCATTAGGTTCAGGTTCTAATAATGGTTCATTTAGTGGTGGTGAAGGTAAAAACATCTCAATATACCCTGGTGGTGGTAATTACTATGAAAAAGCAGGTACTAGTTCAGGAGGTGTTACAGGTGTAACTCAAGGTTTAATTGGTAGTGATTATACTGATATGATTAATTTATTATCAAACCAAGATGATTACCAATTTAATGCTTTATTAACACCTGGATTATTTGATAAAGTTCACCCATCACAAACTACAGCAGCAATAAACAATACACAAACTAGAGGAGATAATCTTTATGTTTTAGATCCTGTAGTATATGGTTCAACTATTGCTAATGCAACAGCTCAAGGTGATGCTAGAAATACTTCATATGCAGCTATGTACTGGCCTTGGTTACAAACATTCGAACCAGATTCAGGTAAAAATGTTTTCGTACCAGCATCAACAATGATGGGGGGAGTTTACGCATTTAACGACAGTGTAAGCGAGCCATGGTTTGCTCCAGCGGGTATCAACAGAGGAGGATTAACTAACGTAATTCGCCCTGAAAGAAAATTATCTCAAGGTAATAGAGATACTTTATATGAAGCAAATATCAACCCAATTGCATCATTCCCAGGAACAGGAACAGTAGTATACGGTCAGAAAACATTACAAAAACAAGCTTCCGCGCTTGATAGAGTAAATGTTAGAAGATTATTAATTGCTCTTAAATCTTACATTGGACAAGTTGCTCAAACATTAGTATTTGAACAAAACACAGCAGCTACAAGAAATAATTTCTTAGCAGCAGTAAACCCATATCTAGAAACAGTTCAACAAAGACAAGGTTTATATGCTTTCAAAGTAGTAATGGATGATAGCAATAATACTCCGGATGTAATTGATAGAAACCAATTAGTAGGTGCTATTTACTTACAACCTACTAAAACAGCAGAATTCATTTACTTAGACTTTAACGTATTACCAACGGGAGCTACTTTCCCAGCGTAAAGGTTTAAATAACGAATATTTATAATAGAATAAATTAAACAACAATGGCAGTATTAGATCCTAACGAAATATTTTTTACAGCGTTTGAGCCAAAACAAGCGAATAGATTCATCATGTATATTGATGGGTTCCCAGCTTACACAATTAAAGGTGTAGGTGCTGTAACATTAAGTCAAGGCACAGTGGCTTTAAACCATATTAACGTTCAACGTTTCGTTAAAGGTAAATCAACATGGGGTCCTATCCAGTTTACACTATTTGATCCAATCACACCTTCAGGTGCACAAGCAGTAATGGAATGGGTAAGACTACACCACGAATCAGTAACTGGTAGAGATGGTTATTCAGATTTCTACAAGAAAGATTTGACATTTAACGTATTAGGTCCTGTAGGTGATGTAGTATCAGAATGGATTATCAAAGGTGCTTTAATTACTGAAGCTGGTTTTGGTGAATATGGTTGGGATACTGAGAATACAGCAATTAACCTAACAATGACAGTTCAACCAGATTACTGTATCTTGAACTTCTAAAAAAAAACAATTACTTTTAAAGAGAGCTTGGCTAACGTCAAGCTCTTTTTTATATTAAATATGTATACACGATAAACGTTATAAATAAAAATATGAGTTTTAACTTACCAACAGAAACAATCGACTTACCTTCAAAAGGTTTATTATATCCTGAAGGTCACCCATTATCAAACGGTACTATTGAAATTAAATATATGACTGCTAAGGAAGAAGATATCCTTACTAATCAAAATTATATTCAAAATGGGACTGTATTAGATAAATTATTAAAATCATTAATTGTAACTAAATTTGATTATAGTGATTTAGTTATTGGTGATAAAAATGCTGTAATGATTGCTGCTCGTATTTTAGGATATGGAGCAGAATATAAATTTACTTATAATGGTGTAGAAGAAGTTGTTGATTTATCGGAAATTGATAATAAACCTTTAGATGAATCTTTATATACTAAAGGACAAAATGAATTTACATTCACACTCCCAGCCTCAAATAATGAAATTACATTTAAATTTTTAACTCAAGGCGATGAAGGTAAAATTAATAGAGAATTAGAAGGATTAAAAAAATTAAAAAAAGAAGAATCTCCCGAATTAACAACTCGTTTAAAATATATGGTTACTTCTATTAATGGAGATAGAGAATCTAAAACTATTCGAGAATTTATTGATCAAGCCTTTTTAGCTCGAGATGCTAGATCATTTAGAGAGCATATTTCAAAAATTCAACCGGACGTGGATTTAACTTTTTTTCCCTCTACTTCAAACAAGCCAGTCAATCTCCCAATTGGGATTAACTTTTTTTGGCCTGACGTCAACCTCGGCTAAACAATATAGGTTAAATTTTTTAACTCAAATCCACGAAATTTGTTTTTATGGGCAAGGGGGGTACTCTTGGCCTGTAGTTTATGATATGCCTTTATGGTTAAGAAAATTTACTTATTCTAAGATTAAAAATCATTATGATAAACAATCAGAAATGATGAAAAAATCTAAAGAATCCTCTAATCCTAATTCTACTAACATGATAAATTCGGATGGAACTGTAAAAATTCCTACAAAAAGCAGTTATAAATAATATTTATAACATATAGATAAACTATGGCTACATCTGACGAAGCAAAAAAATTAAGGGAAGAATTTGAAGCAACGAATGAGTTACTTCGTGATATTACTGCTAATTTAAATTTAGCAGCCCAAGAAACTGAAGGATTTGATGCTGCTACTAAAAAAGTAGTTAAAACCTATAGTAATGATTTAACTAAGGCAACAGAAGCTATTGTTAAATCAAACCAAAAACAACTTGCTTTACAAGAAGAAATAGCTAAAGGAGGCAAAAAAGGTGCCGTTGCCCAAAAAGAATATGCTAGAGAACAAGAAAAAGCAGATAGAGCCAGAAAAATAGCAAGTGAAGCTATTAATACTCTTCGTTCTAAAGGTATAGAGATTAGTGCTGAAGATGTTTTTAATTATGAAGAGATAGCTGATCAAGCTGAAGCACAAAGAAAGACAACAGGAGAACAAATAAAACAAGATATTCTTCGTAGGGGTATTTTAGGAAATATAGCTCAAACAGCTATGGATTATTTAATATCTCTTGATAAATCAGGATTAGCTGCTCAATTATTAAATGAGGATTTAACAAATACTGAAAAACTTTCTATATTATCTGAAGGTGCTATAATAGGTTTAGCTAAAGCTGCATTAGCAGGTAGTGATAATATAGCTAATCTACAAAAAAATCTAGGAATTAGTTATGAATCAGCATACCAACTTCAGAATAGTTTAGCAATAACAGCTTTAGAATCTCAAGATGTTTTAATTACATCAAAAGATTTAAATAAATCCTTTACAGATTTAGCAGCAACTACAGGTTTAATTTCAGATTTTGGGGGTGATACTTTAATTACTATGACAATGCTAACTAAACAGTTAGGATTAGGAGTAAAAGAAGCTTCCCAATTATCACTACTAGCTAGAATCCAAGGTGAAGATACAGAAGGAGTTTTAGAAAATACAGTAGAAACTGTTAATGCTGTTAATAGACAAAGAAATAGTGCTATTAGTGCTAAAGCAGTTTTAAATGATATAGCTACTGCTTCTGCTTCAATTGTAGTGTCATTAGGAATGTCTCCTCAATTATTAGCTGAAGCTGCTACTGAAGCTAGAGCTTTAGGTTTAAGTTTAGAAGGAGTAGATAAAATTGCGGGTTCATTATTAGAATTTGAAACCTCAATCGAAAACGAATTAAAATTCCAGATGCTAACTGGAAAAGAAATCAACCTTGATAAAGCTAGACAATTAGCATTAGATAATGATTTAGCAGGACTTTCAGAAGAAATTGCTAAAAATTCTGAAATTACAGAAGCATTCGCTACAGGTAATAGAATTCAACAACAAGCAGCGGCTGATGCTTTAGGTATGTCTCGTGATGAGTTAGCTCAAATGGTAATGCAACAAGAATTATTAAATTTATCTCAAGACGATTTCATTGAAAAGTATGGTGAACAATCATATCAACAAATGCAGGCCCAAAGTGCAAGTGAAAAATTTGAAGCATCATTAGAAAAAATTAAAGGTGTCGTAGGAGATATTGCTACTATTTTATCCCCAATAATTGATGGTTTCGCTTCAATGGTTGCCGCTATATCAGAATCAAAAGCTGCAGCTGGTGCTTTATTAGGTGTTTTAGGAGGTATAGCAGCTTTACAAGCAGCAGTAGCTGTAAAAGGTTTAATAACTGCTTATGCTAAAATTTTTGAAGGTTCGTTTATGGCGGGTCCTTTTGGTTTACCTCTAGCTTTAGCAGCAACAGGAGCTTTAGGAGCTTTAGTTGCTTCTTCTACTCAGATGGTTCAAGATGGTATAGCAGATTCTTCACGTGGTCCTTTTACTATTACCGATTCATATGGTAAAATGGCTATGACAGCTAAAGGTGATAACTTAGCAGTATCACCTAATATTAGTAAAGGTGGGGGTGGTGATAGTAAAATGTTATCTGTACTAGAACAAATAGCTCAAAAAGACTCAAATGTTTACATGGACTCATCAAAAGTTGGATATGCTGAATCATTAAGCTATAGTAAACTTTAAAATTTAATATTTATAACAAAACATAATATTATGGGATTATTAAATAAATTAACAAACAACGGTTCAAATTTAACTTCATTTAATGGAGCTACTCCTGCTAATATGCCTGGTGCAAGTGATTTATCACCATTGCATGATCAATACTCGATCAATGGTAATCCAAACATGCAGAAAAAACCACAACCTTCTACATTAGATTTAGATGGTTTAACTCCTCCTAAGTATACAGATAACTTACCAGGATAATTAAATGCCGTTAGTAGACTTAAAAACCGACCTTAGATCTCTAAGATTTGGCTCCCCTAACAATCCAGGAGATAGACCTGCTGGTGGGTGGAGTAATCAACCTTATATATCAACACCTATTGGAGCTGATTTTTTAGCCCCAACCCCTAATCGCTTTGCTATAGGAAATGGTAGTGATTTTATTTTAAGGGGTGGAGCAAGTGCTTTTGTAGATGCTTCTACAGATGTTGTAAGGTTAGGTAAAATGTTTACTGATATTAAATCTCCAAATGGTATACAATTTTTAGCAAAACAAAATCTCCTATCAATGACGGGAGTAAATATATTTGCTGGATATAACACTATAACAAGAACAGCTAATAGGGCAAGATTAAATGATGGTGTATATACTCCATTATCTACATTCTTAGCAGCAGGTCCTATAGGAAATCTTATTGGTACTCACCCTAATAAACAGGGTACAGACCCAACAGGAAATAATATAGCATTTAGTAGACCCCAATATACAAATTTAATTAGTAGAACTAACCCTGCATTAAGAAATAATTCAAGACTTTTAACCCTTGATAAAAAATTTGTAAGAAACCAAACATTTGGTCCTTTATTCTCTTATTTAGGAGGACCTAACGCAGGTACTGATGTTGCTTCTATTAATACTATTATTAGTTTTGCTAAAGATGGTACTAGAACAGGTATTAATAACCCATTATTTACAGGTGATCGCCCATTTTTCTTTGGTAAAGGAGGAGCTACTCTTACTAATACTGAATTAAATAAATTAAGTAGCCTTAATTCATTTAGAACAACAGGTAAAGCTGTAGATTTTAGAAAAAAAATTACTTCTAAAGTTGTTGGTGTTACTCAACATGATATAGCTAGAAGAAATGGTACTTTAACTAATGCCCCAGATTATAACCAGAAAAACTTTGAAAAAAGAGTAAACGCAGGTAATCCGGGTAATCCTGCTCTTAATAGAAGTAACTACTCTTCAGGTGCTGTAGACCCAACTACAGGTAAAACAAATGTAGTAAATAAAATTAATGCATTGTATATGTACAATGCTGATAATGTTACACAACAAAATGATGCTGTAAATGATTTTGTTAAATTTAGATTTGCAGTAATTAACCCAGATAATCCAAAACGAAAAACCTTTGTTCACTTCCCAGCATTCTTTGATGGTGCTATTACAGATAATATGGGTGCTAGTTGGGGTAGTTTTAAATATTTAGGTAGAGGTGAAGAATTCTTTAATTACGAAGGATTTACTAGAAGTGTAAGTTTTGGTTTCCAAGTAGTAGCTCAATCAAAACCTGAGTTATCTATAATGTACCAAAAACTAAATTACCTTCAATCAACACTAGCACCAAATTTTAGTGAAAATGGATTTATGAGAGGTAATATTCATCAATTAACTATTGGTGGTTATTTCTTTGAACAACCTGGTGTAATTACATCTTTAAGTTATACAATGCCTACTGATTCCCCGTGGGAAATAGGCATTCCTTCATCAAACCAATCTATCTCCGATGTAGGTGGTAATACATACAGAGACCCCGCAGTAAAAGAATTAACTCACATTATTAATGTTTCTGTTGAATTTAAACCAATTCAAAGATTCTTACCACAAACTATAGGTTCACCTTTTGATACTACAAATAAAGATGGTATATTTGGTAAAAATAATATTAAACAAAAATTTATACAATTAGCTAATGGAACAGAAGCAAATCAAAATTTATATGATTTAGGAGTTCCCAACGCTGTAGTAATACCAAACCCTCAGGAACCTTTACCAGATTTAGCTATTAGTGAAGTTGAACTTGAAGAAATCCCTGAAGAAGATAATGAAGAGTTTATAGATGTTATAGGACAAGCCCAAGGTGCATTAGATATATTTAATCAAACAAATCCATTTTAATGGGAAGATATAGTAACACATTAATTAAAAAAAGTACTGAAGGAAAACGTTATTACATTAGTAATAGATACGTTGAAATTCCACGTAATGATAATGATTTATATGTTATTACTACGGATGAGGATAGATATGATCTACTAGCTAATCAGTACTATAATGATGCTAGCTTTTGGTGGGTAATCTCATCAGCAAACCCTGAGTTTGTAGGTTCTATGTACCCTCCTTCAGGTGTACAAATTAGAATTCCTGGTAATTTATCTTTTGTATTAAATGCTTTAAATATAAATGAGTAAGTTATGGCAGATAGTAATTTCGAAGGTACTAATTTACTAGGAGGGCCTTTTAAACCTTACGTAGATAAACAAGTTGCTCAAAGGCAAGAACGTTTAGGTAAAATTCAAAAAGATAATCAAGAGATTGTTTGGCAAAATGCTAAATCTGCTTATGTGGCATTAGCTTCTTCTGTTAATATTGAAAATACTCCATACTACTTACCTTCTTCAAGAACTAATTTTGTTTCTGCTCCTAATGATACTACTCAAGATGGGGGAGCAGGTCCTAACCCTGAAAATGAAGAGGTTTTAGTATTAAAGTTAGCTGATGATGGTACTAAACGTCTCCAACAATTAGGTTTAGGAAGCTCAGATAATTTTTTAGGTAATAAATTAGCCAATAATATAGTATTATTTGGTGGTACTGCTTATTTTGAAGTCAACTCTTCAGGCTCATATTCAAACCCCTATTATCGTTCGGGTTTAGCAACATCCGATTCTATATTAAATAATTCTGCTTACGGATTTGGTGGAACTAGTTTTGGTTTAAGTGCTATGCCTGGTATAACTTCTTTTAATATTAAGTCCCGTAATATGGGTTCCTTAAGAGAAGCCTCAGTAACTATTAGAGCTAATAACGAAAAACAATTTTCCCTTATTGATAGTTTATATTGTAGAATTGGTTATTCTATGTTTATAGAATGGGGTAATTCTATTTACTTTAATAATGATGATAAATATGTTTCAAATCCTAATGCTGAAGGTGTAACAAGCCTTCTACCCATATTTCTTTCGGGTAAAAATGGTGATAAAGTTATTAGTGATAATCCTAACCAATTCTTACAATTAATAGAGAAACGTAGAGAAAAATCTAATGGTAATTACGATGCGTTTTTTGGTAAAATAAAAAACTTTAGCTGGGAATTTAATAAAGCTGGTTATTATGAAATTAGCTTATCTTTAATCAGTCAAGGTGATATAATTGAAAGTTTAAATATTGATGGTCAATATGGAGGAAAATCTTCAACAACATCAAATCCCAATCAACCCCAACCTAACGAAACATCTGCATTAACCTCTTTTTTAGCAACAGCAGCATCCCCTTCTTTTTCAAGAACAAATGTAAGATCTGCTGCTAGTTCATATAAGCAAGTTTCATCTGATTTTAAAACAATTTTAGTAGCTGAAGAAATTACCGTGAATCAAGTTTATACCCAAAAGAATGGACTTCAAACTACATCTGTAGAAATCCAAGAAGCAGGGGATACAATTGAAGGTTTAAATTATACTCGACTTGAAACATCTATAGGAAAAATTGTTAGTGCTACTGCTACTTTTGCTCAAGAAAAACCTTATTTTTATATTCGTTTAGGGGATATTTTAGATTTTATCAAAGATAGATTATTACTTTATACTTCAAAAGGAGATAATGAACCTATCTTGGATATAGATACGGATACAGATAAAAATATAATGTACAACCCAGGCATAAATGTATCCGCTGATCCATCAAAAGTAATGGTTAGAGCTAATTTTCCTTACAGTAAAAATGAGTTAAAAACTATAGCTAATAGTACAAATGATTGGGATGGAAAAGTAAATGCTGGTAGTGTTTTTTCATTTCCAAAAGTTAAGTTAGAACGTTGGGAAAGTACAGTAAACCCAAATAATCATAAAGAAGAATTTCCTTTACATGGGAAAATAATGAATATTTATTTTGAGTACCAATATCTTTTAGATGCTATTAAAAATCTAAGAAATGAACAAACCGGAACTATCAGCTTGTATGATTTTGTAGATGAATTATGCCAAACCGCTAATAGTTGTTTAGGTGGAGTTAATAAACTTTCTATTAGATTAGAAGATGATAAAATAATGAGGATTTATGATCAAAATCCTATCTATGGTACTCAAGATGTTAAAAATTCTACTATTAATCTTTATGGTATTAATCCTACCCTAAACTCTTCAGGATCAGTAGTAGGAAGAGATGGTAGTTTTGTAACAGATTTTAATATTAAAACAGAATTAACTAATGATTTTGCTACTCAAGTTACTATCGGAGCTCAGGCTCAAAGTAACAATGTAGGTTCAGATGCTACTGGTTTATCATCTTGGAATTCTGGATTAAAAGATAGATTCTTCCCAGAAAAAATAGATTCATTAAGAAAAAATAATAACATAACAGTTCCTACAACCGAAGAAAGAATTACTAAATTAAAGGACCAATTAAAATATCTTTGGCTAGGTTATGCTCAAGGTACCCCAAAGGGTAAAGACATATCCGATAAAACAAATAAGAGGGAAGATTTCTACCAATTTAAGGATTTCCCTACAGATAGATATCCTGAATTTGTAAAATTACAAAAAGATTGGCTTCAAGAAATTATTAAATTAGAAAATGAAATTTTTAATAAAACTCAAATAAAAGAAGATAAACAAACTTTAGGAACTAACCAAATAGGAATGCTTCCAATAAATATTTCCGTTACTATGGAAGGACTTTCTGGGATACGAATATATGATAAATTAGAAGTTGATACTAGATTTTTACCTAAATATTACCCCCAAACATTAATTTGGATTATTAAAGGTGTATCACATGAAATTCAAAATAATAAATGGTATACTAAGTTAGAAACCATAGCAGTCCCTAAATTACCTACAGAACAAAACTTTGATGAAGCTTTAGGAAAAAATAAATTAGAGGTTGAAGATGAAACAGTAGATATAGACGATGTTGCTTGGGATGGTAGTTATCCTTTAGACACCCTTACAGTTACTACAACAGGTATAGAAAATTCCCCAACTCCTACAGTTATAAAAGCATTAAAATCATTAGATGATAATATTTTAATCCCTATTACTAATGAGTTTGGTGAAATGTTAATAACTAGTTGCTACAGAAGTAAAGCTGTTAATCTTGCTATTGGGGGTTCTACAACTTCTCAACACCAATTTGGTGAAGCCGTTGATTTTGTTTCTGTAAAAGGTGGTAAGGAATTAAATGAAGTATTTACTTGGATAGCTGATAATTTAACCTTTGGTCAATTAATATGGGAAAAGGGAGATGATGATAACCCACAATGGATTCACGTAAGTGATGCTACTGCTAGATTTGGTAAAAGTGGTGAAATTTTACGTTTTGATCCTAGTGGGTCTCCAAAGTATAAACCTTGTGATAAATTTGGTAAACGAACATAATATGTACTATCCTAAAAACCAAATACAAACTGGATTTTATAGCAATGGTACTCTTGCAGAACTTGCTACAAAAAAACCTTACACTGGCCCTTACTTTAACACCTCAGATGGTAAAAGTTTTAGTGGGAAAGAACCTAATGATGGCCCTAATTTAGAATTAATTCCTTTACCTAACCCCACTATTAAAAGAAAACCAACCCCATCTTTTGATGAAGGGGATGAATTAGGAAATCAAGACCCACGTTTTTTACCTTACAATTCCCGTTACAGTATAATCACCGGTGCTTCCAGAAATGAAACCCCATATACCCCAGTCTCATATTATCCTATTTTAACCCAAGATGATATTAATAATGGTGAATTTACTAGATATTTTGTTAAAAAATCAAACCAAAATTTATATATTGAAGTAAGTGTCTCTAATTTTAATGATTCTTTATCTTCTTCTTTATACCTTCAAGTGCCTTTAATATGGGTTATCTCAGGTGAAAAAGAAAATGTTAGACAAATAAATGCAAAACAAATTGGATTTGTAGAGAAAAATTTACAAATTAATGGTTTAGGAAAGTTTTTAAGATTTAATTATCTTCAATTTTATCAAGAGTGATAATATAAAAAAAAGGTTGTATATTTAAATAAATGTTTTGGTTAATAGAAAATAAAGAACAATTTGAGGTTTTAAAAAATAGTGGTTTTAAAGAAGCGTTTGTAGAGATTATCTCAAATAATCCTTACCAACACCCATCACAAAACTCTATTATTGGCTTCTATATAAGACCTATTAAAGGTCATAAGGGATACATACTACCTGTTTCCCACCCCGAATGTGAAAATGTATTTGAAGATGAGGTATATTTATATTTGAAAGGGTTAGAAAAAATATATGTAAGGGATAAGAAAGAGTTTTTACACTACACGATTTTAAAACAGCTTGTAGATATAACATTAGGATCTCCTCCGTATATACTTCCACAAACAACAGCTCATTCTACATTATATAGGAGATTTCCGGATCTATTAACGGTAAATCAACTCGTGCCAATTACTAAACACTATGAGGTTTGCGAGCAAATATATGATGATTTAGAGCACCGTGTTAATACCGTGGTAAACCCGTTTTATAATGATAAAGCTACATTAGTATTTAATGCAATCGAGCGTAATGGTATAAAAATTGATAAAGATGAATTTGAAAAACATTTCCACCCAGTTGAAAACGATGTTGTATACACTAGTTACAACTATAAAACGCTTACGACAAGGCCTTCTAACAAATTTGGGGGAGTCAATTACGCAGCACTTTCACATAAAGACGGATCCCGAAAAAGTTTTATTCCGCATAACGATATTTTTGTCGAATTTGATATTGGTGCCTACCATCCTACTTTGGCTGCTATGCTTGTTGATTATGACTTTGGTAGCGGAGATATTCATCAAGCCTTTGCGGATATGTATAAGGTTGATTACGCCAAAGCAAAAGAATTAACATTTAAACAGTTATACGGAGGAGTATTTGATAATTATAAAGATCTTCCGTTTTTTAAGGCAACATCTGAGTATATACGTACGACCTGGGAAACTTTCCAAACAGAAGGCGTTATCACTTGCCCTATCTCTAACTACGAATACAAACGTGATGTTTTAGAGAACATGAATCCGCAAAAACTATTTAACTATATTTTACAAAATATGGAAACAAGTTTGAATATCGAAGTACTTTTTCGTATATTCAAGCTATTGAAAGGTAGGAACACAAAGCTCGTACTTTACACATATGATTCATTCTTATTTGATGTTGATAAGAGTGAAGAATTTTTACTAGATAACATCAAAGAGGTTTTTTATAAATTAAAGTTACAAATAAAAGAAAAAAATGGAATCAACTACGATTTTACCTAAATACGACTATATTTATGGGGAAGACATTGACTCACCCCAAAATACTATAGATTTGAATAATAAGTTATTTTGTACTTTTACTAGTCTTGAGAATCTCGATAGCCTAGTAGAGGATTTACAATCTCAATACACAATCATGTACAACAAGATGTTTGTACTGCATATAAAAAGCAACGATGAGTACGTTGTTACTTATAATGTTGACCAAGGTAATGTATCATCTATCCCAGATAATACAATTTTAGTTCATCGTAAAAAAGATAGTAATACTCTTTATACCATAAATGCCCTAAACGAGTTAATTAAAGGTTTAAATGGTGGTATAGTAGATTCACGTTATAGAGTAAATTGGCAACACTATCGTAATACAATTCTTCTAACTCAACAAAATGAGCTTAAAGAACTAAAAACCAAAATTCATAAGATTATTGAGCTTTAATTTGGCTCCCCGAAATTAGTTTCGTATATTTAGTTATTAATAAAAAGTTATAAACATGGATTTAGACGTAATCAAGCAGCGTTTAGAGGCGCTGCAAAAACCTGCCTCTAACAACAACAATGGTAAGTCATTGTTCTGGAAACCATCAGTAGGAAAACAAACAGTTCGTATTGTTCCCTCTAAGTTTAACAAAGCAACCCCATTTAGTGAATTGTATTTCCATTATGGTATTGGGAAACCAGTAATGATTTCTCCAATTAACTTTGATGAGAAAGATCCACTAGTAGAATTTGCTAAAAAACTCCGTCAAACAGACCAACCAGAGAACTGGAAATTGGCTAAAAAGCTCGAACCAAAAGTTCGTTACTTTGCTCCCGTTATCGTTCGTGGTATGGAAGATGAAGGTGTTAAGATTTGGCAATTCGGTAAAGAGCTATATTCATCATTCCTGTCAATGGCAATGGATGATGAAGTAGGTGACTTTACAGATGTAGTTGCTGGTCGTGATATTAAGCTTACTACTGAAGGACCAGAAATGACTGGTACTAAGTACAATCGTACTACAGCTGCTCCATCAATGAAACAAACAGCACTAGATGCTGATGCTTCAAAAGTAGAGAGTTGGTTATCAAATCAAGTAGACCCACAGGGTGTGTTTAAGCAAGTTCCTTACGATGAAATGAAATCAAATCTTGAATCTTGGTTATCTCCAGAAGATGCTGCTCAAGAAGGTGATATTATTGATGACGAAAAGGAAGTATCAACACCACAAACGAATTATTCCCTGAATACTTCTACTGATAATGTTAAGCAAACCAAATTGGATAAATTTGATAGTTTGTTTGATGATGATAGTAGTAACGATCTACCATTCTAAGTATGGCTAGAAAGGCGAGTAAATCACTAACAGCAGCTGTGTCTGCTGAGATTAAAAGTAAATTTGATCTAAGTAATTTCAAGGATAAGAAAGGTCTTAGTGGGAACGTTAAGTTTAAACCCCAACAGTGGGTCCCACTAAGTAACGCCTTCCAAGAAGTTACTTCAGTACCTGGAATACCTACGGGACATATCTGTCTACTAAGAGGTCATTCAGATACAGGAAAAACTACAGCACTTATTGAAGCTGCTGTTAGTGCTCAAAAAACAGGAATTCTCCCCGTATTCATTATTACTGAAATGAAATGGAATTGGGAACATGCTATGCAGATGGGTTTAGATATTGAAGAAGTATTTGATGAAGAAACTGGTGAGTTGATAGATTACCAAGGTAATTTTATCTATGCTGATAGAGAAACAATCCACACAATCGAAGATGTTGCTGCTTTTATTCTTGACTTATTAGATGAGCAGAAAAAAGGTAATTTACCCTTTGATTTAATGTTCCTTTGGGATTCTATCGGTTCAGTACCTTGTGAATTATCTGTACGTTCTAATAAGAATAATAATGAGTGGAATGCTGGTGCTATGTCAACCCAATTCGGTAATAGCGTTAATCAAAGAATTACATTATCACGTAAGGAAAGTTCAGCATATACTAATACATTAGTTTGTATTAATAAAGTTTGGACAGCAAAACCAGAATCACCAATGGGTAAACCAAAGTTGATGAATAAAGGTGGGTTTGCTATGTGGTTTGATGCTACGTTTGTAGTTACATTTGGTAATATTGCTAATGCTGGAACATCTAAGATTAAAGCAATCAAGGATAAAAAGCAAGTTGAATTTGCTAAACGTACTAACCTACAAATTGATAAAAACCACATTAATGGTCTTACTACTAGAGGTAAAATTATTATGACACCACATGGTTTTATTAATGATACTGATAAGGATCTTAAGAAATATAAAGATGACCATACTAAAGAATGGAGTAAAATCCTAGGTGGAGGTGATTTTGATATTATTGAGGAAGTTTATGAGGAGCCTGCTCCACAGATATTCGCAGAACAAGAACCAAGTTAAATTATGGCAAATAAGGATTTATTAGAGCTCCTCAATAACATGGATAAGGAGCCGGAGATACCCTCCTCACAACATGAAAGAGTTTTATTTATTGACGGTCTAAATCTATTTTTTAGAAACTTCGCAATGCTTAATATTGTAAATGAGCATGGTGTTCATGTAGGAGGGTTAGGAGGATTTGTTCGCTCATTGGGGACTCTAATAAATGCTATTCAGCCTACAGCAATGTATGTTATCTTTGATGGGGAAAATTCATCAATGAATCGTAAAAATGTTCTTTCAGAATACAAGGCTGG